TTACTTACATGACGTTTTGACAACTTGTTCCGCCGAGTTGTCAACTTTCGTTCCTGTAATGATCCGCATGGCGTCTGCCGTCTTGCTGTAGGCGCGGGTCTGGGCGGTGGTATCGTGACCCAGAATCGCCATGCGCTGGTCCTCGGAGGCGCCGCGCTCGGCCATGTAGGCGGCAAGGTACTTGCGAACACCGTGCGCGCTCTTGCCCTCGATGCCGGCCGCCTTCGCGCCAGTGGCGAACCACTGGCCTGCCGCCTTGCCTGATCGTGCTGCGCCGCGCGCCGTGCTGAGCCATGTCATGTGTTTTGGCGCCGCCTCGATGCAGGCCCGAAGGTGGTCGGCATCCGGGTAATATGTCGGTGCCGGCTTCACGAACAGCGGCACGGTGCAGATCGTGCCTGATTTCGCTCTGCGATATGTCAACCAACCGTCGCGGAGGTTGCCGGGGCCAAGAATTACGGCATCGCCGATCGCGGCGCCGGTCAGGGCGATGATCTCGAGGGCGAGGCGCTGCATCGTGCCGATCGGCCAATGGGCGCGGAATGCGTCGACATCTGCCTGCGTCCATGGCGTGAACCCGTCACTCTTGGGGGCGGCGCGGGGCCGCACGTCGCGCGCCGGGTCAACATCCAGAAGGCCGGAATCGACCCACCATCGGCCCATGGCCCGCCAGAGCTTCAGCCGGTTGTTCGCCGGGTGCGGATCGAACTTGGAAAGATACATTCTGATGTGCTTCGGGCGCAGGTCTGACAGCATCGCGGTCGCGAAGAACGCCTCGAACTCCTCGGCGAAACTGCGCCACCTGGCGCGGGTGCTTGCGGCGCGCGAGAGGTAGGAATCGGACGCGATGAAGGCGCGGATGCCGGCGCCGATGGTTCCGGTTCTGTGCTGGATGCGGCCGCGCACCTTGGCGGGCTTGCCGGCGGCGGCCTCGGCATATGCTTTCAGGAACTCAGGGCTGTCTTTCCGCGCGTCAGGCATTGGCGTGGCAGGCGTGGTGTGCCGGTAGTAGTAGCGCACGTTCCCGCTCGGCCATTTCCCGGATGGTTTCAGGCCCTTCAATCTGACAGATCCCCGAACAGTTCGTCGCATGAATTGCCCCCTCCGGCCCCACGATGCGCCGGAATTGCGCCTGGGGGCAAGATCCGGACGCCGCCGCCAGGCATCACCTCGATCGCGCCGACCTCAATCCCGGCATCGCGGCAAGCGGCGATGGCGTTGCGGATCAAGGCGCATGTGGTGCGGGTGCGAGCGGCGGCCATGGGTCAGGTCTCCTCCGTGTCAAACCCGCCGATCTGCTCCAGCACCTCGGCAGCCATGCGCGCGCGCAGCTCCTCCTCGGTGACCTGGGCGCGGAAACTGATGGTGTCGTGGGTGATAAGTTTCATGCCGCTTGCTCCTCTCGCATCGCGTGGCCGCCCCACTGGTCGGCGGCGGCGTTCATCATTCCGGCAAAGCTCCGGCTGCGCAGGCGGGCACGGTCCGGACCGGGTGGCATCCGGTGAACCCGGTTCCAGCGTTTCCATTCGTCGCTGCCGCGCGCGGGCTCTGGCAGGCGGTCGGTTTCGATCAGCTCGGGCAGGCCGCGCAGATACCAGCCGGTGTTTTTGTAGGCCGGTTCGCCGAACCAAAACGGCTGGACCATCTGCGGCGCGGGCAGATCGGTCGGCATGCGCTCGCGGGCGAGATCGTTCATTTCCGGGTTCTCGACGGCCACGCGCGCGATCGGCGCGTCCCAGCAGGCGGTGAAGACGTCAACGCCAAGTTCGAACTCGGCGCGCAGGTCGTTCCACGTCCGCCCCTTCGGCAGCGCCTTGGGTGGCGTCCACTTGCCGGGGCCGGACATCCAGCGCCGGCCGGATCGGCAGAGCCGGGTGCAGGGCGGGTGCATCACCGCCAGCAGATCCCAGCCCTCTCGCAGGATGCCGTCGCGCACGTCACAAATGATGTGGCGGTTCGATCCATCCTCGGCCGCGTCCAGATCGCAGGACCAGGTGTCGTGCCCGCGCGCGGCAAAGGCGCGGCGGGCGATGCCGCTGGTCTCGCATGCGATCAGGACGCGGAGCGGGTCCGTTCCTTGCGGTTTGGTGGGTGACATGCTGATCACATCCCCAGCGCTTCTTTATACATCTCCAGCACCGCCTCTTCCTCGGCGATGTCGTCCTTGTCGCGCTTGCGCAGGGCGATCACCTTGCGCATGACCTTGGTGTCGTAGCCGCGCGCCTTGGCCTCGGCCATGACCTCTTTCTGCTGGTCCGCGATGTCCTTTTTCTCCTGATCCAGCCGCTCGAACCGTTCGATGAACTGGCGCAGCTCGGCGGCGGTCACGCGATAGGTGTTGTCGGCGGCCTGATCGAAGGTCGGGTCGGGCTTCATCGGGGGCTTTCCCTGTTTCTGGCGTTGGGTTTCATGCGCCTGCCGCAGGCCCGCGACCTCGGGGGAGTTTGTGTCTGTCATTGCTGTGTCTCGATCTTGTGGGGCGCGGCCGGGATCAGGGGGCGAGGCCCTGACCGTTGTAGGGGCAATCAGGGCGCCCATCGGTGGCGCGAGTGCCTGCCGGGGCGTTGAGGCGCCTTCCGGCCTCGTACAGCCATGCGGAGATGGCGTGGGTCCGGCTGTCGCCCTGGGCGTGGATCTCCATCAGCTCGACCCGCCATTGGGACTGCTGGTTATCCCATTGATCGTCACCCGGAGGCGTCATCAGCCCGCCAGCGCTGCGGAACGCCTCTGCGCGGCCCTGCAACGGGGCGTGGGCGATCCGCTGGGATGTGACGTAGAGCTGTTGCGGGTTGGGACGGGCCGTGATGCTGCCATTCCCGGGGTCAGCCTTGATCGGGGGCCGGGCAAGGCGCGCGGCGGCGGTGCTGGGGTACATGTGCAATCCTCTGTGTCTGGTGCGCGGGCGGCTTGATTTGGAGGATTGCACCGCCCGCGCGATCCGCACCGCAAACGGGGACGGAAACTCAGATGGTCAGCGGCGCGGGCAATCCTCCAGCCCGCGCCGCCTTGCTGTCGTCGTCATGTGAGGCGCGCAGGCGGGCCGCGCGGGTTTGCCGCTCTGGTTCGGGGACTACGTTGCCTGTCGGTCGGGATCGCGAGAGCCGGGACCGGGTCAAGCCACATGGCGACGGCGGACGGGGATGTTCTTTTCCTGGATGACGTCGCGGATCTTCTGCCCTGTGCGGAGCAGGGTCTGCTCGATCGGTTCAGGCTCTGGCCGGTCGACGAGATGCTGGGGGGAGAGGCGGGCCGGGTTGAACCCCTGACCGCGCCCGGCCTTCATGGCCGCCCAGGCAGCGGCGAACTGGGCCGGATCATCCACAAAATCCTCGGGCGATCCCACGATCCGGCGGGCATCCCGCAACACGGTTGTCTTAAAGTCTCGCATTCAATCCTCCATCGGTTGATGGGGGTAGAGAGATACGAAAAAATCGCATCAGTCAACATAGAAATACGAAATAACCGTAATTTGGAAGGACTACTTCGGGTTGCAAACGCTTTGTTAATGAGAATAAAACGTGAACATGGTGGGGGAATCGTATGTTGCCGAGGGCTATTGCTGCCGTCCTTGTTCCGTTGGGCGTGAATTTGAACTGGGTATTCGCACCTGTTCTCTGGTGGCGAGTTAGTCGAGGTGCTTCGCTATCTCTCGAAGAACGTCGGCGGGCAGCCTTGCGGGGTCACCGCCCAGGATGAAGTTGAAATCAACCTGAAAGGCCGAGAGAAAATAGGACATTAGCCTGACGGAAGGCGCACCGGACTGCTCTTGAGAGCGAAAGGTTGTGTATTTGATGCCAGCGTTTTCGGCGAGTTCTTTCTGTGACATTCCCGTCATAAGGCGAGCTGCCACAAGGCGTTTGTGGATTGCTTCCGGGGAGGTGTCACCGCGGCGACATATGCGTTCGATCTCTAGATAGTCCATGGTACAGCTATCGCGGAGATACGATAAAATCGCATCAAGTTAGTTTCGCACACTTGTAAATACGAAATTATCGCACTACGCCTGTGGTCATGAGCACTCGTGACCTGATCCAAGCCCTGGGCGGCTACCGCGCTGTTGCGCTGCGCCTGAACAAGAAGCCGACAACGGTGCATACGCATATGCAGGACGGGGTGATGCCCGCTGCGTGGTATGATGCCATTTGCCAGATGGCGCGGGAGCAGCAGGTGGCCGAGCCGCCGCGTGCGCTGTTTTCCTTCCTCAAGGTGCCACCCCCGCCGGCCGAGGCCGCCGCATGAGCCGCCCGCCGCGTCTGACCCTGATAGTGAACAATGATGCGCCATGTCCCGGGGATAACCCGGGGTCCGGGCAAAGCTCTTGGTCCAATCGGTTTGAACCCTATGCGCTGAGGGCGGGGGCCGCTGACCTCTGGTCGGCCTATTTCCACGCCCGGTTCAACAGCCCGCGCGAGGTGGCGCTGTTTTTCGATGTCAGCTTCCAGACCGCGCTGAACTGGTGGGGGGCGGTGACGGCGCCGGCCAGCCATATCGCACTTCTGGTGCTGCTGACCGACCCGGGCGCGCCGGGGTTCTTTCATGACGAACTGAGGAGGGCCGCCGCATGACTGCGCGGATTGAACGGATTGCCTATCAGATCTGGTGGCTGACGCGGGAGACGGCAGGGGATTGCACCCTTGTCGATCTGGCCGCGTTCACCGGCGCCAGCCCGGCAACCTGCCGCAACATTTGCATGACCCGCGGCTGGGGGCACCGCTATCGCCGCCAGGCGTTGGCGGGCCGGTGGCGCGCGTCGAACGCCACCCCTTGCCAGTCGGGCAGGGTGCGCGACCTGACCGAGGTGTTCGCATGACAGTCCGATCCGCCCTTTTCCACCCGGTCCCGACCGAGGATCTGCCGGAGTACCCGCTGACCTCGGATGACCGGCTCAACAGCCACTATTTCATGGTCTGGGAACGGCGCCGATGGCTGAACTCGGACATGCGCCTGAAGGCCACGCCGGAGTGCCGGGGGCTGTATTTCGACCTGATCAACATCGCCTATGACAACTCGCCGATCGGGACGCTGCCCACGGACCTCGATGTGCTGGCAAAGCTGGTCTTTGTCGAGCCGAGCCATTTCCGGGCGCTCTGCGCGCTGGAATACGGGCCGCTGCACAAATGGGAACCGTGCCTGTGTGACGGCGGTGAGATCCGCCTGATGCATGCGACGGTTCTTCGGTCTCTGGTCGAGGCGATCTCGCGGCGCGAAGACAACCGGGCGAAGATGGATGCCGCCAATATCTCGAAACGGCTGCAGCGCCTGCGCTCGACCGTCGCGGGCCTGCATATCGAGATGAGCAAGAACGATGCGGCGATCCGCTGGATCGACGAATGGCTGCTCGACAAGGGGTGCGCCTATCGCAGCACGTCCTGGGTCGAAAAGGCGATGGCGGCCTGGTCGGCCCACATGATGGATCTGACCGGACGCCGCCTGCAGAGGGGCCAGTAAAGCCGGCGCGCAGACTGTCCGCAGGACAGTTCGCGGACACTTGAGGACAGTGTCAGGACAGAGTGTCGGAAAGTTGGCTTTAAAACAGAGGCTTACGGAAACTGTCCTGAAGTGTCCTGCACGACAGAGACAAAGACAGAGACAAAACAGGACAACAGGCCGGTCGCGCCAGACCTGCGGCGCCCCGCCTGTGGATAAGTCGGATTTGCTGAGAAAGGAGACAGAGGGCGATGGATGCAAAAGAGCAGGCGGCGGGCGAGAGGCGGGTGCAGGAAACCCTGATCGCACCGCTGGAGGCGCTGGGGCTGGCCAGGCCGTCGACGGCGACCCTGGCGAAGTTCGAGGTCATGAAGAAGGAGCTGCGCCAGAAGCTGGCCTATATGAGCGAGGACGGGCTGGTCACCTTGCGGCAATGGGTCGAGGCGCATCCCGAGGGCAGGAACGGGGACCGGTTCCCGATCCCGCTCAAGATCCTCGCCCGGGCGCGGGACATCGAGGTGCCGGAGACCGGCCCGTCGCCGCTGATGCTGAACGTGTTCCGGGACGTTCTGGGGCTGACCGCGATCCGCGAGGGCTGGGCGCCTGAGCTGCTGGAGTTCATCACGGCGGGGCGGGAATGGCCGGGGCGATGGAGCCAGACCAAGCTTCGGGAACGCGCGGACACCCCGGTGCGCCGGCTGGCCGATATCGAGATGCGGCTGGCCCGGGGCGATCGGATCAGCGCGGTGGAGGAGGCGTTTCGCGCCCGGCGCCGGGCGGCCTTGGGCAAATGCCAGGCCATCGCGGATCAGGCCCGCGCGAAGGGGGCGGCATGAGCAGAATGGAGCGCAGGATGGCGGGCATCGCGGTGACGCGCGGGGCGGCGAAGCGGCCGGTCGCGATCGTCGATCTGTTGGACTGGGCGTTTGCCCGGGAAAAGGTGCGGCTGGACTTCGATGCGGGCGAGGATGGCATGCAGGCCTGGGGCTATGGCTATGTCTCGTCGACGGCGGCGATCATCCGGCATGAACAGCTTGGATGCCGGGTCGATGGCGGCGGCTCATCGCCCTGTCACCCGGATGCCGATACGGTGGCGGCGGCGGTGGCGGCGCTGCCCGAGGGCTGCGGCGGCCGGCGCATGGCCATCTGGATCGCCGAGCTGGCGCGGGCGGGGCAGGTGCCGGATTGCATGGCCGATGCGCGACCGATCTGCGAGCCGGTGGACTGGCAGTGCAACCGGCATGGGTGGTCGGCGAAATCTGTGGTGGTCGATCGGATCGAGACGCCCGGACGGGGCGGACGGATGGTGCAGTGCGACGTGCGGCTGTGCCCGGTGCGCTATCGCAACTCGGCGCAGGAGATCGCGGCGGCGCGGCGGCGCTGGCTGGGCTGGTGGGGCGCGCTGCGGGATCTGCGCGAGACCTTTCGGATCTACGGCGGGTTGACGGCTTTCGAGGTCACCGAGGTGATGCCGCCGAGGCAACCGTGGAAAAAGGGGTTGACGAAATCCTAGCCCGATTGACATAATACCAGCGAACCGAATTGCGCCCGGCAGGAGAAATCCCGCCGGGCGCTTTCGTTTGACCCTCAGACAGTATCGAAAGGGGCGCCATGCCCAGAAAGCCCTGTGCGCAGCCCGGGTGTTCGCGGCTGGTCGAGGTTGCGACCGGGTATTGCGCGGCGCATGCCCGATCGGAAAAGCAGGACCGGGACCGGCCCTCGGAGGCGCAACGCCGGGAGGGCCGGCCAAGCCGGACGTGGTATGCGAGCAAGGGCTGGCGGGGCAAGGGCGGGCGGCGGCTGCGGCAGCTGGAGGCCGAGCCGCTGTGCCGGCTGTGCCCGGATCACTCAAAGCAGCTGGCCACGGTTGCGGACCATGTGGTGCCGCACCGGGAGGATTATGGGCTGTTCTGGTTCGGGGCGCTGCAGTCGCTCTGCAAGTCCTGCCATGACAGCAAGAAACAGCGGGCTGAGAAGCGCGCAGGCCGGGCCGGGGGGGCGTTGAACCTTCCCGGGCTCCGGGCGTGAAACCGGCGGGGATAAGCGGATTTTTCCGCGCAGAAATTTAGGAGGGGGGGGGGATGCAGAACAGTGGAACCGAGATGCAGAAGCTGGTCGATCGCCTGGGCGGCTGGCCTCCTCATTTTGACGATGTGGAGCGGGGGCATGGCGAAAGCCTGCTGCGGTATCTGAGGCGCGACGGGCTGGTGGATGAGCCGGTGTTCGGTCAGGTGGTGCGCTATGCGGTGCACCGGGCGGCGTTTGACCGGCTGTCGGTGCTGATCGTGGACGAGGGGTTCGAGGCGACCGAGGGGAACTTCCTGTCGGGGCTGTGCCAGCAGCGGGCGTTTCACGAAAACCGCCTGGCGGCGCTGGAAAAGGAGCTGCTGGGCACGCCCTATGTGCGGGCCAAGACCGGGATGGGCGCGCAGACCTCGTTCATGGATCTGCTGGGCGATGCCGGGCGGGCGGAGGCGGGCGGCAAGGTGACGCCGTTCAAACCGCTGACGCGCCGGGCGGGGCGCGGGTAGCGCGATGGCGGAGAGCTTGGTGGAAACGCCGGTCACGCAACGGGCGTTTGACTGGGTGGACGGAATCCTGTCGGGGCGGATCCCGGCCTGCAAGCGGATCCGGCAGGCCTGCGAGCGGTTTCGCCGGGATCTGACGCGGGCCGGCACGGACCAGTTTCCCTATGTGTTCGATGCCGAGGCCTCGGAGCACATGTGCGCCTTCATGGAGACGCTGCCGCATATCGAGGGGGCCTGGGCGGCGCGCGGCGACACGCTGGAGCTGCTGGGCTGGCAGGCGTTCCTGATCGGGCAAATCGGCGGCTGGCGGCATATGCTCAGCGGGCTGCGCCGGTTTCGGACCGCCTATGTGGAGGTGCCGCGCAAGAACGGCAAATCCACGCTGCTGGCCGGGGTGGGTCTGTATTTCCTGGGGGCGGACGGGGAGCCGGGGGCGAAGGTCTATTCGGCGGCGGCCTCGACGCACCAGGCGCGGATCGTGTTTGACGCGGCGCGGGTGATGGCGCTCACCGGGGAGTTTGACGGCACCGGCCTGGACGAGCTGCTGGGGCTGACGGTGGAGGAGCACAAGATCAAGACGCCGGATCCGGCGGCGGTGTTCCAGCCGATTGCGAGCCAGACCAAATCGAAGGACGGCAAGAACCCGCATTGCGCGATCGTCGATGAGCTGCACGAGCACGACAAGCGGGACGTGTGGGATTCGATGGCCTCGGCGCTGGGGGCGCGGGAACACCCGCTGCTGATCGCGATCACCACGGCGGGGTACAACACCGGCGGGATCTGCTTCGAGCAGCGCAAATACGTGCAAAGCCTGCTCGAGGGCACACGGGAGAACGATCGCTACCTGGGGCTGATCTTCGAGGCCGACGAGGGGGACGAGCCGGGCGATCCGGCCACCTGGGAGAAGGCCAACCCGAGCCTCAATGCGGCCAAGTCGATCGAGTACATGCAGGACGAATGGGAGAAGGCGACGGCGAGCCCGGCGGCGATGGGGGAGTTCCTGCGCAAGCATCTGGACATCTGGACCAGTGTCGGCGCGGCGGCGCTGGACATGGAGGCCTGGCGGGCCAGCGAGGATGCCACGCTGCGGCTGTCGGATTTTGCCGGGCGCAAGGGCTATCTCGGGGTCGACCTGGCCACCCGGCATGACCCGGCCAGCGTGACGCTGGTGATCCCGGACGAGGGGGATCCGGGCAAGGGGCCGCTGCGGGTGTTCAGCTGGCATTTCCTGCCCGAGAAGGTGGTCGATGCGCCGGGCAACGAGCATCTCTGGGGCTGGAAGAAGGACGGATTTGTCCACACCACGCCGGGGGCGGAGCTGGATCTGCGCATTGTCGAGGCGCTGGTTCTGCAGCTGGCCGGGCTCGGGGATGGCAGCTGGGGCTGGGGCGATCTGCCGGCGCTGGACATTGAAATGGTGATCTATGACGCGCTCTTTGCCTCGCAGATGGCGGCGGCCTGGGAGGCGGCGGGGCTGACTGCGGTGGAGCTGCGCTCGCGCGCCTCGAACCTGAACGAGCCCTTCAACAAGCTGATCGCGGCGGTGGAGGATCGCCGGCTGATCAATGACGGCAATCCGGTTCTGACCTGGATGGCGGGCAACACGCTGCTGAAGCAGGTGCAGGGCGGCGATTACATCTATCCGGCCAAGCTGGTGCCCGAGGACAAGATCGACGGGATCGTGGCGCTGATCAATGCGCTCTGGCCGCTGATCCAGGTGGCCGAGGACACCGGCGCGCAGGATCGCCGCAACAGTTTTTTCATGTCGCTGGGAGCGTAGAGCATGGGGTTGATCGGCAAGGCGCTGTCGCTGGTCGGGGTGCAGCGCAAATCCGCGGGTGCGGTTCGCTGGGCGGATGCGCCTGCCCGCGACGGGCACAGCGGCCATGCGGGCGAGGTGGTCAGCGCGCGCTCGGGGCTTGGCCTCTCGGCGGTCTGGGGCTGCGCCAACCTGATCAGCGGCACGCTGTCCTCGCTGCCGTTCGAGGTGCTGCGCCGGGACGGGGCCGGGTTTCAGGAGGTGGACGCCGGGCACCCGCTGCATGCGGTGATCCATGAGAGCCCGAACTTCGATCAGACGGCGCTGGATTTCTGGGACTTCATGAACCTCTCGATCGAGCTCTGGGGCAATGCCTATGCCTCGGTGCAGCGGCGCGAGGGCAAGATCGTGGCGCTCTATCCGGTGGCGCCGGAGGCGATGCGCGTGCGGCGGCTGGAAAGCGGGCGGATCGAATACCGCTGGAGCGATGAGGGCAAATCCTTCGTCCGGCTGGACCGGGATGTGTTCCATATCCGCGGCCCGGGCGGCAATGCTCTGGGGGGCATGTCGACGCTGCGGTTCGGGGTACAGGCGTTTTCCTCGGCGCTGGCCGCCGATCGCGCGGCGGCGGGGATGTTCCGCAACGGGCTGCGCCCCTCGGGGGTGATCAAGTTCAAGGAATGGCTGAGCCCGACCGAACGCGAGGCGGCGGATCAGATCGTCGGCAAGTATCTCGGGGCGGTGAACTCGGGCAAACCCTTCGTGGTGGAAGGGGGCATGGAATATGACCATCTGAGCATCTCGCCCGAGGATGCGCAGATGCTGGAAACCCGGCAGTTCTCGGTGGAGGAGATCTGCCGCTATTTCCAGGTGCCGCCGGCGCTGATCGGCCATGCCGGCAATGCGACCGCCTGGCCGACCAGCGTGGATCAGCAGGTGCTGATGTTCACCAAGTTCTATCTGCGGCGCCGGGTGAAGCGGATCGAGCAGGCGGTGCGCAAGCAGCTGCTGAGCCCGGCGGACCGGGCGGCGGGGGTCTCGGTGCGGATCAACATGGAGGGGCTGCTGCGCGGCGACAGCGCCAGCCGGGCCGGATTTTATCAGACCATGGTTCAGATCGGCGCGATGACCATCAACGAGGTGCGCCGGCTGGAGGGCCGCAAGCCGGTGGCGGGCGGCGATGAGGTGCGCATGCAGATGCAGAATATTCCGATCACGGGGACAGGAGAGAGCTGATGGCGATCGAGACAAAGGACATGGGCATCGATCTGTCGGCGGCCGGGCAGAGCGGCGCCATCGAGGGCTATGCGAGCCTCTTCGGGATCGAGGATCAGGGCGGCGATATCGTCGCGCCCGGGGCCTATGGGGCCAGCCTTGCCAGGCTGACGGGGGAGGCGCGCAAGGTGAAGATGCTCTGGCAGCATGATCCCGCCCAGCCGATCGGGGTCTGGGAGGAGGCGCGCGAGGATGAGCGCGGGCTCTGGGTGAAGGGGCGGATCCTGAGCGAGGTGGCAAAGGGGCGCGAGGCGCTGGCGCTGATCCGGGCGGGATCGATCGACGGGCTGTCGATCGGCTATCGCACGGTGGCCTCGAGCAAGACGGCGGCGGGCCTGCGGGTGCTGGAGCAGGTTGAGCTCTGGGAGGTGTCGCTGGTGACGTTTCCGATGCTGCCGCAGGCGCGGGTGGCGGCGAAATCCGATGTGCCGGCGCCGGTGATTGAAAAGTTCCGGGCCGGGGACCGGCTGACGGAGCGCGAGTTCGAAAAGCTGGCCAAGGGATTTGGCCTTTCGAACGCACAGGCGGAGCGTGCCGCGCGCATCCACCTGAAGGGGCAGGGGGAGCCTGCCAAAGCGGCGACTGAGGCCGGGGCCGAGGCGGTGGCGTTCTATTCTGCGCTGCTGGGGGCCTGAGCCAGACCAAACCTTAACATTCAAAGGAGGTTTCCCGATGTCGGGAGAAACCAGAACCGCTGCAGAGCTTGCAGCGGAAACGAAAGCTGCGTTCGATCGTCAGGTCGAGGCGGTGAAAGGGATTGCCGAAGAGGCGCTCGGCAAGGCACGGGCGGGCGAGGAACTGGGCCAGGCGATCAAGCAAAAGGCCGATGAGGCGCTGGTCGAAATGAACGGGCTCAAATCCAGCCTGGACGAACTCGAGCAAAAGCTCGACCGCTCGGGCGGCGGCGCGGCGCCGGCGGCCAAAAGCGTCGGGCAGCAGTTCATCGAGAGCGATGCGTTCAAGTCCTTCAGCACTGACGGGTTCGGGCGCAATTCGAAGGCGCGGATGGAGCTGAAGGCCTCGCTGACGCTGGCGACCACGGATACCGACGGCGCGGTCGGGGCCGGCGTGCCGGTCACCCGCCTGCCGGGGGTGCAGGAACTGCCGCAGCGGCGCATGACGGTGCGCGATCTGCTGTCGCCGGGGCGGATGGACGGCAATACGCTGGAATATGTGCAGGAGACCGGGTTCAACAACAACGCGGCTCCAGTGGCCGAGGGGGCGGCCAAGCCCGGCTCGGATATCAAGCTGGCGGAGAAATCGACCGGGGCCCGGGTCATCGCGCACCACATGAAGGTGTCGCGGCAGGCGCTGAGCGATGTCTCGCAGCTGCGCTCGATGATCGATCAGCGCCTGCTCTATGGGCTCGACTTCAAGGAAGAGTTCCAGATCCTGAACGGGGATGGCACCGGGCAGAACCTGCACGGGATCATTCCCAATGCGACCGCCTATGCGCCGGCGTTCGCACCGGCGGCGGAAACCGTGATCGACAAGCTGCGCCTTGCGATGCTGCAGGCGGCGCTGGCGGAATATCCGGCGACCGGGCATGTGCTGAACCCGATCGACTGGGCGCGGATCGAGCTGACCAAGAACGCCAATGAAGATTACATCATCGGCAATCCGCAGGGCAGCGCCCAGCCGATGCTCTGGCGCCTGCCGGTGGTTCAGACCCAGGCGATCGCGATGGACAAGTTCCTGACCGGGGCGTTCCGCATGGGCGGGCAGATCTTCGATCGCTGGGATGCCTCGATCGAGACCGGCTATGAGAATGACGATTTCACCCGCAACATGGTGACCATCCTGGCCGAGGAGCGGCTGGCGCTGGCGATCTACCGGCCCGAAGCCTTCATCTATGGCGATCTGGGCTACGTGGTCTGATCCGGCCTGATCGGTCTGATCTGAACCGATCCCCGGGGGGCGTGAGATCTGCGCCCCCCTTTTTCATGTGAGACAGCAGGAGAGGCGCGATGAGATACATCGTCAAACGCCCGCATCAGGGTGACCGGTGGTATGCCGAAGGGGCCGTGCGCGAGGCCGATGAGCGCGAGGTGGCGCATCTGGTGGCCAATGGCGTGCTGATGCCGGATGGGGGCCCGGATGAGGGCCCGGACGTGGCGGCGGCCGAAGGCGGGGCGCCGGCGGACAAGGCGGCGCGCATTCCGGAAACCGGGCAGCCTGTCCCTGCCGACCCCGAGCCGGCGGAGTAGCCCGGCGATGTGGCTGGAACGGCTCTCGGGGGGCAATGCGCCGCTGATCACGCTGGCCGATGCCAAGGACAAGCTGCGCATCATCGCGCCCGAGGGCGAGGATCCCGAGCTCGATGCTGAACTCACCCGGGCCATCGCGGCGGCCTCGGCGCATCTGGACGTGGATGCGGACGGGTTCGGCGGGCTGGGGTTTCCGCTGGTGGCGCAGCAGTGGCTGCGCCGGGGGGAGGGGTTCAGCGCGGATCTGCTGCGGCTGCCGTTTGCGCGGATCCTTTCGGTCGAGGCGCTGCGCTACCGGGCGGAAGACGGAAACATCGCGGTCGTGCCGCCGCAGGATTACGTTCTGGCCGGGCAGGGCCGGTTGCGCCGGATCGCACTGCTGCCGGGGCGGTCCTGGCCGGTTCCGGCGGATCGCCCTGACGCGGTGGAGGTGGCGTTCACGGCGGGGTTCGAGACGGTGGCGGCGGTGCCCGAGGATATCAAGGCGGCGGCGCGCGAGCTGGTGGTGCTCTATTACGATCACCCGCTGGCCGACGCGGCGCTTGGTATTCCGCGGCAGGTGCAGGAGGGGATCGACCGGCTGACCCGCCGCTACCGGGCGTTCGCGGCATGAGCGCCGGCGGGATCCCGCGGCGGGACCGGCTCGTTGTGCTGCTGCGGGCCAGCGTTGTGGAGAATGAGCTGGGCGAGGCGCTGCCGAGCGGCTGGGTGGAGCACGCCCGCGCGCGTGCTTCCTTTGCGCCGGTGAGCGATGGCGAGCGGCTGCGGGCGGCCGCGGTGGAGCAAAAGAGCGATGCGCGGTTTGTTCTGCGCTGGTCGCCGCGGCTGGCGCAGGTCACCGGGGCGTTCCGGCTGCGCTTTGAGGGCCGGGACTGGCAGATCACCGGCGTCAAGGCCATCGGCCGGCGGCGCTGGATCGAGCTGACCGCCTGGCGGCTGACGACAAGCGAAGGGGTGTGAGATGGCGGTCAGGATGAAGATCGAAGGGGCCGGCGATATCGAGCGGGCGCTGGCGGAGCTGGCGCGCGGCACCTCCAAGGGGGCAATGCGCCGGGCGATGAAGAAGACGCTGCAGCCGGTGGCGGAGATGGCCGATGCGGCCTCGCCCTTCACGGTCAAGGTGACCAGCAAGCTTTCGGCGCGCCAGGCGCGCGGCGCACGTGGCGATCGGGGCCGCAGCAAGGTGACGCTCTATGTCGGGCCGGTGCAGCCCGATGGCAGCGATGCGCCGCATGCGCATCTTTATGAGTTCGGGACGGTCGAGAGGATACAGACAAAGACCGGCAAATCGGTGGGCGTGATGCCGGCGCGCCCCTTCCTGCGGCCGGCCTGGGACGCCAATGCGGCCGGCATGCTGGAGGTGCTCAAGCGCGAGGTCTGGGCCGAAATCGAAAAGGCGACCGAGCGGGCCCGGCGCAAGGCGGCAAAAGCGGCGGGGCCCTGATGGAACGCGAGCTGATTGCCGCGCTGCGGCCGCTGGGGGCGCCGGTGGTCTGGGGCGTGTTCAGCCGGGATGTGGGCTATCCGCGCCTCACGCTGCAGCGGATCAGCACAAGGTCGGCGCATGCGCTGGACCGGCGGATGGGCAACGAGACCGCGCGGGTGCAGATCAACGTGCTGGCGCAGAGCTATGCCGGGACCGCCGCGCTGTCGCGGCGGGTCTCGCAGACCCTGACAGAGTTGCGCGGCGGATCGGTGATCCGCTGCTACGAGATATCGCGGCGGGACTCCTTTGAGCAGACCGGCGGCGATGTGATCCGGCTGCAGATGCTGGATGTTCTGGTGCGCTATCGCGCCTGAAACCCCGGGCCGCATGCGCGGCCCATTCAATGACAGAAAAGGAAATCCGAATGGATGGTTTCGCTATTCCGGCGGACCTGGTGACCGTTGAGTGGTCGCTGGATGACGTCGATCTGAACTTTGCGCCGATCCCCGGCATTGACACGGTGTTCATCCCCGAGGTCACCCAGGAATGGCGTGACCGCACCACGCTGAACACGCCGGGCCGGTTCAAGCAATACGGAAAGGGGCTGAAGGATACCTCGGAAGGCACCATCGGCTGCTTCTATTCCAAGGAGCTCTGGGAACAGGCCGCGGCGATGTCGGCGCAGGAAACCCCGATCTACATCCGCGTGACGTTTCCGCCCGATCCAGATCAGACCGCCGGCGATGTGTTCAAATACGCCACCCACATCATCCCGTCGCTGCCCTCGACCGACAAGAACGGCGACATGCGGACCGATCTGAAGCTGCGCCCGACCGGCGCGATCGCCTGGGTGAAAGGAGCGCTGGCATGATCAGCACGGTTGCGGTGAAGCTGGGCAAGAAGACCCACAAGCTCAAGGTCTCGATCCGGGCGCAGGTGCGGCTGGAGAAGGAGCACGGCAAGCAGATCGGCGATATCCTGCAGGATCTCTTTGGCGGCGCCGGCGGGGTGACGCTGGTGGCCTCGGTCTGGGCCGCCTGCCTGGCCGATGGCGCCGGCGTTCCGCTGGAAGAGGCGATGGATATCCTGACCGATCTGGGCGGGGCCAATGCCGGCTCGCCCTATCTGACCGAGGCGCTGCAATGCGCCTTTCCGTTTCTTCAGCCCGGCGAAGACGAGGCGGGCGAGGATGAGGCGGGCGAAGGGGGCGACACGGCGGGAAACGTCGCGGCGTAGACTGGGCCACCCTGTGGTCTGGGTGGGTCGAGCTGGGGCTTGATCCACCCGACTTCTGGCGGCGCAGTCTGCGCGAATACGATCTGATCACCCGGGCGCGGATCAAGGCGAAACACGCCGATGTGGAGGCGCGCCGGGTGCTCCACCAGGAACTGGGCATCCTGATCCAGTTCGCGTTTCACGATCCCAAACAGATGCCGGATTTCACCAGGGCGGGCCGCGAGGCGGACGGGTCTGGCGGTGGGTCCGGTGGGCCCCGCAAGCTGAGCGGGGCGCAGGCGGTCGAGGCGTTTCGGGCGCATCTGGTGCAGATGCACTATCACAACACGAAGGGGCGGTAAGTGGCTGCTATCATTGGCGCTCTTCGGGGCGTTCTCTCTCTGGATTCGGTTGCGTTCGAGACCGGCGCGAAACGATCCATGGCGACCATGGGCGACATGGAGCGCCGCATGGTTCGGATGGGCAACCGGTTGCAACAGGCCGGGCGCCGGGCGGCGCTCGGCCTGACCCTGCCGCTGTTGGGCGCTGCGACCGTGGCCGTGAAATCCAGCCTGACGGTGATCGATGCCCAGGCGAAAATGGCCCAGTCCATGGGCACGAGCGTGCGCTCGATGCAGGTGCTGGATCGGGCGGCGGATCTGTCGGGCGTGGCCATGGGCGAGGTCAGCCAGGCCACTATTCAGCTGACAAAACGTCTGTCGGATGTGGCCGCGACCGGCAAGGGGCCGGCGGCCGAGGCGCTGCGGACCCTGCATCTGCGGGCGCAGGATCTGCAAAAGCTGCCGCTGGACGAGCGCCTTGTCACGATTCAGGACGCGCTGGCGCAATATGTGCCCGAGGCGGAGCGCGCGGCGGTGGCCACGGCCCTCTTTGGAACCCGCGCCGGGATCACCTTTACCCGGATCGACAGCGCTGCCCTGCGCACGGCGAGCCGGGACGTGGAGCGTTTCGGGGTGGCGGTCTCCGAGGTGGACGCCGAACAGATCGAGGTGACCAATGATGCGATTTCCCGGCTGGGTCTGGTCGGGCGCGGGGTGGGCAATCAGCTGGCGGTGGGTCTGGCACAGCCGCTGGAAAACCTGGCGAACAAGGCCGCCGATGCCGCCGAATGGTTCGCGGGGCTGAGCGGCAAGACCAAACAGTTCATCGCCACGGGCACGGCGATCACTGCGGCGGCGGGCCCGGCAGCGATCGCCATCGGGGGGCTGATCAAGGGCGTGGTGGCGCTGCGCGGCGCGGTGCTGCTGACGCTGGGCCCCTGGGGCGTGCTGGCCGGCGGGATCGCAGCGGTCGGCGGCGCTTGGGCGAATTCGCTCCTGGCGGCTGAGAATTACGCGGTTGCGGTGCGCGGGCTGGCGTCCGCCCATGACACCCTGCTGGCTGCCACGGATGCGTTCTACAGCAACATGTCTGCAAAGAATGCCGAGGCGATGCGGCGGGCGGCGGAGGCGGCGAGAGATGCAACGCGCGAGGCGCTGGAGGCGGCGAAGGCTGAACTGAAGGCGGCATCCTTCGCGACGAATTTCTTCGGCGCCAGCCTTTGGGAAACCCCCCGTATGGCCGAAGCACGGGCCGCGATCGAGGAACTGGAGGCCGCGCTTGCCACGGCCGAGGCGCAGCTTGATGCCGCCGGTATTGCGGCTGACCGCACGGCCGGAAATCTGAATGCCGGGGCGCAGGCCAGCAGCTCCCTTGCCAGCGGTCTCTCGGTTGCAGCCGGACAAGCCGCGACGCTGAGTTCCTTTGTGTCGTCTCTGCCCGGGGCGCTGGCCGGTGCCGAGGCCAATATCGCGGGGCTCAAGGCCGGGATCGCGGTTCTGGCCGGCGGCGGAGATCAGGCGGCGGCGAACATCGCAAAGTACCGCGCCGAGCTTGAGGCATCGCTTCCTCCGATGGAGGACATCAAGGAGGAACAGCGGGACCTCGTTCGGGAGGGAATCGAGCAGAAAGTTGCGCTCTACGCCGAAGAACAGAAGCTGAGCGGAGAATATCAGAAGCAGCTTGGCGCGATCAACAAGCTGAAGTCTGCCGGCGGCGCTGCGGCCAAAGGCGCGCTCGCGCAGCTGTTGCAGGAAATCCGCCAGCGCAAGACGCTTGTCGGTCTGACCGGTCAGCAGCGGCGCGAATTCGAGGCGCTTTTGCAGGTCCAGCAGCGTCTTGGCAAGGAGGCGGCGGGTCTCAGCGATGAGCAGATCCGCAGCCTGTCGGGGCAGCTGGCCGGGATCGAGGAGCTTGAAGGCGCGTTGCAGCGGGTCGAAGACCTGCAAAAGCAATGGTCGGAACAGATCACCCGCACCGCGTTCGAGGGCGGCAATCTGGGCGATACGATCAAGGGCATGCTGAAGGACATCGCGTTCCAGCTCGCCCATGCGAAAATCGTTCTTCCCATCGTTGCCGAGGTCACAGGTTTTCTCGGGCTGGACAGGCTGTCGCTCCAGACCGGGGCGAACGGTGGGTCCGGCGGCGCATCTGGCGGCTCCGGCATCCTTGGCGGCCTGCTGGGGAGCGGTGGGCTGCTCGGCGGGCTGAGCAGCGGTGTCGGGATCGGGCTCAGCAACCTGTTCACCGGCGGCATCGGCAGCTACTTCGGCGGCATCGGGGCGCAGGCCGGAATGGTATTCGCCAACGGGTTCTCTGCATCCGCCCTCGGTGGCCTGATGGGCATGGCGGCACCGCTTGCAATCGTTGGCGCCGTTCTCGCCAAAGGTCTCAGCCAGAAATACGCCGGCAGCGGGATCCGCGGCGCCTTTGACGCCTCGGGCTTCGAGGGCTCCTCGATCGACTTCTACAAGGGCGGGTTTCTTCGCAAGAACCGTACCGATTACAAGGATGTAGACGAAAACCTTGAAGCGATGATGGATGGCGCGATGCGGGGCGTCGTGGCCAGCATCGAAGGCTATGCCGGGGTGCTGGATCTCAATGCACGCAAGATCCGCAAGATCACCGGGGCGGAGTTCACCCTCTGGACCAACGGCAAGTCCGAGGCGGAAATCCAGCAGGCGCTGAATTCAGAAATCACCAGCGTTGCCAATGAGATGGCGGCGCTTGTTCTGGGAACGGAGAAGTTCACCCGGGTTGGCGAGAGCGCGCTGGAGACGCTGGACCGTCTCGGCACCGGGCTGGGGGCGGTGAACGATGTGGCGGATCTGCTGGGGCATCGGGCGCTGGCGGTCTCGCTGGCCGGCGCCGATGCGGCCTCGATGCTGGTTGATCTCTTCGGCGGCACCGAGGCGATGGCGACGGCGGCCGCCGGGTATTTCGAGGCGTTCCATTCCGATGCGGAGCAAAACGAGACCGCTCTGCGCCGGCTGCGGGCGCAGTTCGCGGCGCTGAATGTCGCCATGCCGCAAAGCCGCGCCGGGTTCCGTGCGCTGGTCGAGGGGATCGATCTGGGCGGCGCGGCGGGGCGCAAGCTCTATGCGGGGCTGCTGTCTCTCTCGGGGGCGATGGATGCGGTGCTGCCGCAGCTTGCCAATCTGTCGCTTGGCGTCACCGGGCTGGTGGAGCGGATCGGCGGGGCGATGGCCGACCGGATCGAGACCGCCCGCGACATGGCGGCGGATGCCAGGGCGGCGGCCGAGCTCTGGTACAAGACGGCGCAATCGCTGCGGGATTTCAGGGAGGGCTTGCCAGAGGCGGGGCTCTCCGGGGCCAGCGAGGCCCAGGCGGGCGAGCTGCGGCGCAACCGGTTCGAGACGGCGCTCGATCTGGCGCGCGGCGGCGATGTGCAGGCGGCGCAGGATATCCCGGCGCTGGCACGCTCCTATCTGCAGGCGGCGCAGGCCGGGGCCTCGTCTTCGCTGGAGTACCGCCGGATCGCGGCGCAGGTGCAGGGCCAGGTGCAATTCATTGCCGGTCTGTCGGATCTGCAGGGCGCCAACCAGGACGTTCTTCAGGGGCTCTATGAGCGCCAGATCGAGGTTCTGACCAGCCTTGGCAATTTCCTTCAGCTCGAGGGGATGACCGATTCCGAGGTCTCCAGGCTGAGCCAGGGGGTGCAGGATCTGGCCGCCGACTGGGACGGCACGGTCGCCGCCTTTGAAACCTCTCTCAAGGGGCTCGAGACCGCGATCGCGGAGGCCGAGGCCTTCAGCTATGACGATCTGGTCGGGCAGCTGGATGTGGCGGTGTCGCTGTCGGGCACCGCGCCGGCGTGGCTGCGCAAGCTGGTGGGCGCGGCGGAGGGCGGGCTCCGCACCACGCTGGATTTCATCATTCGGCGCGATGACCTGACGCCGGATTTGCGGTGGATCGCGGTCCAGGGGCTCAAGGATCAGGTCCAGACACTCGATTTTGTCGTCCGCAAAGACCTGACCAAACGGCAGGCAAAGATCGCCCTGAAAACCGACGACGCGCTGCGGCGCGACATCCGGATGGTTGTCGTCAAAGACATCCCGGAGGAGGCAAAGCGGCTCGCTCTGGCAGAGGATAGCCGGCTGTCCCGACGGGTGAATATCACGCTGACCAAGGCGGGGGACACTGCCATCAGGAGGCTGAACCGGCTGCGCGACATGATCGGCGGCACCGGCGACGGCAAGATCACCTTTGATGGGGGGATTTCGTTCTCGCCGGCGGAGGCGTTTGAAACCCTCTTCGCGGACTCGGCCGACAAGGTCGCCGGGCTGCGCAAGCCGCTGTCGGGGCTGACCGGCATGCTGGACAAGCTGCGCGCGGCGGTGCGCGACGATATCGCCGATCGCAAGGCACAAGGCCGGATCGCCGCGCTCAACATCAAGGGCGCGGATCTGAAGGTGGACGTCAACGGGCGCAAATCCTCGGCAGCCTCGCTGGTGGATCAGGTCAGGGCGCTCGAGGCCTCGACCGGGGCGCAGCTGGCGCGGGCAGGGGGCAAGGATGCGATCCTGAAGCAGAACAAGGACGGCACGATCGCCTATCAGGCCGACTGGATCAGCGGCAGCGCCGAGGCGGTCACGGCCTTCAGGGCGGCATTCCACGGGCCGGGCGGGCTGGAGCAGCAGATCTTCGCGATCAACAAGGCGATCCGTGCCATCCCCGGGGATCGCGCCGCGCTGAAGGGGTTGCGCCAGCAGGTCATCGGTCTGGGCGGGATCCCGGGGTTTGCCGGCGGCGGCGCCCATATGGGCGGCTGGCGCGTGGTGGGCGAGCGCGGCTGGGAGCTGGAGAACACCGGCCCGAGCCGGGTGGTCAGCCATTCGGACACCATGGCGATGCTCGACAACCGCCAGGTGGTGGAGCGGCTGGACGGGCTGGCGCGGCAGGCGGCGGTGCAGGGCCAGAAGCTGGAGCTCTTCGTGCGCAAGATCGCCCAGCTGGTCGAGGGCTGGAATGACGACGGCCTGCCGGAGGTGCGGATCTGATGGAGCTCAATATCATCGCCCCGATGCTGATGAGCGAGGCGCATCTGGTGGCCTCGAACATCCCCGAGGATGACCATCCGGCCTGGGATGCGGGCACTACCTTTACCAAAGGGGCGAAGGTGATCTCGCCGCTGTCGCACCGGATCTACGAGAGCATGCAGGACGGCAATATCGCCCATGACCCGATCGGCGATGACGGCACATGGTGGCTCGATCTGCGCGCCACCAACCGCTGGAGCGCCTTTGACAATCGCCGCGCCAACCGGGCCAGCCGCACCGATCAGATCACCTATTCGATCGTGCCGACGATGGATTGCGATGCGATTTCCCTGTTCGGCCTGACCGCCGGGACCGTGCGGATCGAGGTCTGGGACGGCGCCTCGCGGATCTACGATCAGAGCTTTGTCATGGTCGACAAGGGCCGGGTGGTCAGCGCCTATACCTGGTTCTGGGGGGGCATCGCCTATGCCCGCCACAAGGTGCTGAACGGGTTCCCGGGCTATATCGGGCACCGGATCGACCTGACGATTTCCGCGCCGGGCGCCGTGGCCGAGGTCGGCCATATCATCCTGGGCCGCAACGATCTGATCGGGACCGTGCTGAACGGCGCCGAGGTTCAGCACGTCAGCCACAGCCGCAAGGACTATGACAGCTTCGGCGACGAGATGCTGGTCAGACGCGGCTCGACCCGGAAGATCACCATCCCTTTGCAGGTGCCGACGATCCAGGCCCCGCGCGTCATGGATGTGATCGCCGAGGTCGATGGGCTGGTGGTCTCTTTCTACGGCTCGCCCGACGGCGGGCTCTACGGGATCGAGGGGCTGGGCTTTGTCGATGACCACACCCAGCCGCTCGATGCCGCCGGCGACAGCGTCTTCACCCTTGTCATGAAAACCCTGAAATAGGAGCGATCCAGCGATGACCATGCCCGGCTTTTCCGAATGGCCGCCCATTCCCAACCGCAGCGCGCCGGAGGCCGATTTCGACGCCAAGATGTACGCGCTGTTCCAGCATTTCGCGACCACGCACCGCGCCGAAATGCTCGCCTTTCTGGACTGGCTGGCGAGCAACAGCACGGTGATCGGAGCCGCGCTCAACGCCACCACCATCGGGCTGACGGTGCCGGCCGCGGCAAAGTTCACCGCGCTGGAGGCGGCAAGCATCACCGGGGCGGCGGTGCAGTCCACCCCCACCGACGCCACCGCCGGGCGGCTACTGAAGGTGGGGGCTTTCGGGTGGGGCACCGGCACCCCGGCCACGCTCGACAATATCGACAGGCATGACCTCGTTAATGGGGTCTATAAGGTGGACAACAGCGTCACGCTCGGGACGTTGCCGTCTGTGACTACCACTATCAGTGACCTGGTGCTGGTCCTTCGCCCGGCCCCAAACCAAACGACGCAGATCTACTTTGTCCCGAATGACGGTGTAAGCCTTGTGCGAAAATCCAACAGCACGATCAGCTGGGGCGCCTGGAGGAAAATCGGCACCACCGGGGACGCGATGGACTTCGGCGCACTAACGGCAACCGATTTTGCACTGGCTTCTGTGGCACCCGCAATCCTGATGGAGGACACCAATGCCGGGGCCGACGAGGGCATATGGCGCATACTGGCGAACGGGGGTGTTTTGAGCCTGGAAGCTCTGAACGATGCGCGGACCCTTGCCAGCCCGGCGGTTAAGATCACTCGGACCGCACTGAGCCGCTTGATCAGTTCCGTCGCGCTCTTCACCAATAACGCTGAGCGTGTGCGTGTTGACGGATCTGGGAACTTTGGGCTCGGCACGGCATCCCCGGTCATGCTGATGGATGTTCAGTCCAGCACCCAAACCCTTATGGCCCGGCTCAAGTCCACGGCCAATACCAGCGCCTACATGCGGTTCGACGGCACCGGCACCTCCTTCCCCTACATCGGCCTTCTGGCCGGGATCGGAACGTTCGGGAATACCGACAACAACCCGATCCGGTTTCAGACGAACAGCTTGGAGAGGATGCGGATTGACGGGTCTGGAAACGTTGGGATCGGAACGACCACACCCGCATCTCCGTTTGATTTCCGAACCGCTCAAACCTCCGGGTGGCTAAGCCGGTTTTGGTCTACCGGGGCCACATTCGATAGTGTGGTGCAGTCTTTGATTGCGACCACGGCGGGAGCGACCTCCTTTTCCTTCCTGCAAGCCATTTCGGGCGGGCCTTCTGGCGACGTCGAATTTCGCCTCCGGGGCGATGGGGCGATATTTTCGGATCCCGGCACGATTTCGGCGGGCGCTGACCGGGCTGAGTGTGCGGAATGGCTCCCGCGCATCTTGGCCGAGATCATGGGCCGTGACATGCGCGGCGTGTCGGTGGTGCTGGAGGACGGCTATATCCGGCCCGCTGATCCGGGTGAGGAGCCGATCGGGGTCATCTCGGGCACCCATGACAGTCTCGGCAACGCCGCGCCGTTGAAATGGAACCAGAAGTACCTGAAAGACGACCTTGGGTCTTACCTCATGGAAGATTACGAGGTTGTCGAGTGGGTCGAAACCGTCACCGAGACCACGGCAGAAACCGTGCAGGCGACCGAGGATGTGACCCGCACCCGCGACGTGATCGAGATCGTGGACGGTGTTGCCGTCAAGCGCACGATCACTGAGACGGTTCAAGAGCCGATCTTTGACGAGTTCCCGATGGTGGATGAGGCCGGTAACGACCTTGGCACTCACCGCGAACCGCGCATGGTCGAGGTCGAGCGTGAGACCACGAAAGAGGTCCAGCACAGTTATGCGGTCGACGCGCTGCCCGAGGGCGTGACCGTGCCAGAGGACGCCACCCGCACCACGCAGCAGCGCAAGGTGCTGAACCCCGCCTATGACCCGAGCATCCCCTACACGCCGCGCCTTGAGCGCCCGGAATGGGATGCGGTTGGTGTCATCGGCATCTGCCGGGTATTGGCGGGCCAGCCGGTCGGGCCGCGCTGGATCCGGATGCGGGATGTCTCCGAGACCGTCGAGGAATGGTTGGTGCGCTGAGCGCCCCGAACAGTTGAGATCAAGGCACCCGCCGCGCGCGGGTTTTTTTGTGCCCGGAGGAAACAGGATGCACGACCCCACCCAACCCACCAGCCTGATCGGATGGATGCAGGCGATTTTCGGCGGTGGCGTGACCACCCTTATCGTGGCCGGTCTGGCCCGGTTGATCTGGCACGGGCAGGAGGCCCGGGCCGGGCGCCGCCCGTGGATCGGCTGGCATCTGGCCTGGGAGGCGCCCACGGCGGTGGCCATGGCGGTGGTGGCCGAGGCCGGCGCCTCCTGGGGCGGTCTGCCGCCGACCGTGACGACCGGCGTGGTCGCGGTGGTCAGCTACCTCGGCCCGCGCGGGCTGTTCGAGCTGATCGAGCGGCGCTGGGGCCCGGCGTCCAAACCCTGA